GGTGGCTCGCAGTGCGAAGCCCGAAACTTGATCCGTCAACTAACTGTGGGTGACCGCCAGTGACATCGAAAACGCCCGATGGCCTTGAGGCCGGCGGCCGCGCCCTCTGGGACGCGGTGCTCGCGGATGCCCCGGACATCGACGAACCCCAACGCGTGCAACTGCTTGAGGCGTGCCGGTCCAAGGACCGCCTCGATCAACTCGACCGGCTGCTGCGCGGCGAGATCTCGACGTGGGCGCGGCTCGTGCACCACGCCCGCGACGACGTCTACGACCTGCGCATCGACGGCGCGCTGACCCAGGCCAACGCCACCGCGAACCAGATGAAACAGCTCCTCGCCGCGTGCCGGCTGCCCGACGTCAAGACGGGCAAGCGGCCGCAGGCCCGCCCCGCCCGGGGCGTCTACAAGTCCGGTGGCGGCGTCACCGCGATCGACAAGCTGCGCCAGGCGGGTTGACCGGACGGGGGCGCCAGTGCCGTTTGAGCCGCAGTTCGACGGCCACGTCCCGAGCCTCGGTTACGAGGTCGCCGATTGGATCACCGAGTTCTGCTGCCACGGCCCCGGCGACATCGCCGGCGACCCCCTGGACCTCGACCGCGAGTGGTTGCGGTTCCTGGTCGAGAGCTACCGGATCGACCCCGTGAGCGGCCGGCGAGTATACGACGAGGCGGTCCTCTCCCGTCCTAAAGGCCGCGCCAAGTCGGAACTCGCCGGCCTTGTCGGCGTCGCCGAGGCCCTCGGGCCGGTCCGGTTCGACGGCTGGGACGCCAACGGCCAACCGGTCGGGCGCCCCGTGAAAACGCCGCTGATCAAGGCCCTGGCGACGGAAGAAAGCCAGGCCGGCAACACGTTCGAGAACATCGCCTACATCTGCGGCGAGTGGGGCAAGGACGTCCACCCCGAGGTCTACGGCCGCGTCACCGGCGCCCGCAACTACCAGTCGGCGACCGCGCTCTACCTACCGCAGGGCGGCGAGATCCGGGCGTGCACCTCGGGTTCGGCGTCCAAGGACGGCGGCAAAGAGACGTTCGTCGTGGCCGACGAGACCCATCTCTACGTGCTGCGCGAACTCAAGAGCATGTACGGCACGATCAGCCGCAACCTGGGCAAGCGCGACCAGCCGTGGCTCCTGCAGACGACCACCGCGTACCGTCCCGGCGAGCAGTCCGTCGCCGAGGACACCCTCACCGCCTGGCGTAAGGGCGAGCTGAGTACGTCCGTGCTGGTCGACCACCGCGAGGCCCGCGGCCGCATCGACCTGGACGACGCCGAGCACACCAAGGCGCAACTGCGCCAGGTGTACGGCGAGGGTGCCGCTTGGATGGACCTCGACCGGATCTACCGCAACATGCGCGACCCCCGGATCTGCCCCGACGACGCGACCGCGGCCCGCTACTACCTCAACCGCGCGATCTCGACCAAGGACGCCTGGATCGCGCTGGACGTGGTCGAGCGCCAGGCCCGCGCCGAGGTCGTCGCACCCGGCACCGAGATCGCTCTCGGGTTCGACGGGTCGCTGCGCGACGATGCCACGGTGCTGATCGGCTCGCGGATCTCCGACGGGTTCGTCTTCCCGGTCGGCATCTGGGCTAAGCCCACCGGCCCCGAGGGCAATTGGTGGGAGGTCCCCCGCTCGGACGTGCTCGCCGCGGTCCGCGAGGCGTTCAGCCGCTACCGGGTGGCCCGGCTCTACGCCGACCCGCACGAGTGGCGCTCCGACATCGACACCCTCGCCGAGCGGTTGGGCGCCGAGCGGGTCATCTCGTGGGAGACCCGACGCGACATCGCGATGGCCGCAGCCCTCGACCGTCTGCGTACCGACCTGATGACCGGGCAACTGTGGCACTCCGGTGACCCGGTCCTGACCGAGCACTTCGGCAACGCGTTCGTGCGCCGTAAGGGCGGTCACCGCCTTGTGCGCAAAGAGCACGACCAGTCCCCCCGAAAGATCGACTGTGTGGTCGGCGCCGCCCTGGCGTACGAGGCCCGCGCCGACGCCATCGAGGCCGGCCTCAACCGCAAGAGCTTGACCCGGGTGACCGGCCGCGTCCGCGGCTACTAGAGACAGGGGGCACCGTGGCCGACTCGGTGCACCCTGTGCTGTCCCCGTTGTGGTGGGTCGATCGGCTGTACCGCGAACTCAGTTACCGGCGCATGACCAGCGACGCAAACCGGCTGTCCATTGAGGAACTCGACGCGTACTACCAGGGTCGCCCATCGCGCCTGCCGTGGCTCGCCGAGCAGGCCCGTGCGGAGTTCCAACGGCTGCTGATGCTGACCAAGAGCAACTACATGGGTCTCGTGATCGACGCGACCGCCGAGCGGCTCGCCGTCGAGGGCTTCCGGATCGGCGGCGCCCCCGACGCCGACGAACCGACATGGGACATGTGGCAGGCCAGCAACTTCGATAACGACTCTGATCAGGCGATCCTTGAGGCCCTGATCACCGGGCAGTCGTACGTCCTGGTCGCCCCCGGCCGCGACGGCGGCCTGCCGCAGTTGTTCGCCGAGCACCCCTCGCAGGCGATCGTCGCGTACGTCCCCGGCACCGGCCGGCGCCAGCGCGCCGCCGGGCTCAAGGTGTGGGCCGACGACTGGGCGGACCTGTGGAACGCGACGCTGTACCTCCCCGACGCGGTCTACAAGTTCCAGGCGCCCCGGCCGCAGTTCTCGACCGCTGGGGTCAAACCGGATTGGACCCCCCGCGCGGTGCGCGGTGAGCCGTGGCCCGCCCCGAACCCCCTGGCCGTCGTCCCGCTGATCGAGCTGGCCAACAACCCCCGGTTGCTGACTGGCGGCACCTCGGAAATCGCCGACGTCGTGGCCGTGCAGGACCGGATCTGCAAGACCCTCGCCGACCGGATGATGACCCAGGACTTCGGGGCGTTCCCGCAGAAGTGGGCGACCGGCTACCCCGAGACCGACGCCGATGGCAACGCCAACCCCCGCATCGACGTCGGCCGCGACCGCATGATCACCTCCGACATGGCCGAAACCCGATTCGGACAGTGGGACGCGGCCGCCCTGGACCCCTACAGCGCGGCCAAGCGCGAGGACGTCAAGGACATCGCGTCGCGCACCCGCACGCCGGCTCAATACCTGCTCGGCGAGATGTCCAACGTCAACGGCCAGACCCTCAAGGCGGCCGAGTCCGGCCTCGTGAGCAAGGTCCGCCAGCGCGCCCGCTCGTACGGCGAGGGTTTCGAGCAGGTCATCGGTCTCGCCCGGCGCGCTCAGGGCGTCGGCTCCCCCGACGAGACCATCGAGACGATCTGGCGCAACCCCGAGTTCCGCACCGAGGGCGAACTCGTCGACGCGCTGGTCAAGATGTCCACGATCGGCGTGCCGAACGAGGCCCTCTGGGAACGCTGGGGCGCCTCACAGGTCGAGATCCGGCGCTGGCAGGACATGGCCGAGGCACAGGCCGCCCTCGACCCGCTCGGGGCGCTTACCCGCGCCCAGGGTCAGGCCGCCCCGCCGGCGACCGACGCCGGACCACCCATACCGGCGACGTGACGCGTGTCCGTCGAGACCGTGGCACAGGCGCACTACCGGCGCCAGGTCACGTTGGCCCGGCGGACCGCCGACCGGATCGCGACACTGTGGCGCCAGGTCGACCGGGGCAACCTGTCCGGGTCCTGGCGGGCACTGCTGCCGCAGGCGGTCAGCGTGCTCGCCTCAGCCCAAGGCATCGCAGCGGCGTCCGCCGGGGTGTACGTCGATGACGCCCTTGAAGCGCAAGGCATCATCGCGGCCGCCGCCGGCCGGGTCAACGTGGCGCAGTTGGCCGGCGTCGCGTCCGACGGCCGCAACCTCGCCGGGCTGCTGTATCAGCCGGTCCCGCGGGCGTTCACCGAACTGAAACTCGGCCGCACCCCCGGCCGGGCCATCACGGCGGGGCTCGCCGAGCTGGACATGATCGTGCGCACCCAGGTCGCCGACGCCGGCCGCACCGCCGACGGGGTGGCCATCGCGGCGCGCCCGACCGTGACCGGCTACGTCCGGATGCTCTCGGCGCCGTCCTGCTCGCGGTGCATCGCGCTGGCCGGGCGGCACTACCGGTGGAACACCGGGTTCCAGCGCCATCCTCGCTGCGACTGCCGGCACATCCCCGCGTCCGAGGACGTCGCCGGCGCGCTGACCACCAACCCCCGGGCGGCGTTCGGCGCGATGGACGCCGCCGAGCAGGACCGGGTGTTCGGCAAGGCCGGCGCGCAAGCGATCCGCGACGGCGCCGACCTGTCCAAGGTCGTCAACGCGCGCCGGGCCAACCGGCTCTACACGGCGTACGACGGCCAACTGTTCACCCACGAGGCCGCCGGGCGGCGCCCGCGGCTTATGCCCGAGGGCATCTACGCCCAGGCCGGCAACAACCGCGCCGAGGCGCTGCGGCTGTTGCGCCTGCACGGCTTCCTCATCTGACCACCGCCGGGGCTTCCCCGGCGGGTACGCGCTACGGCCGCGCTCAAGGCCGGTGCACCACGCCGACGGGCTCACGGAGGAACACATGACCGACACCGCCAGTACCGACACGGACGACACCGCCACACCCCCGGCCGGGCCCCCCGCAGCCGACGCGGGTAAGGCGTTCACACAGGCCGACGTCGACCGCATCGTCACCGACCGGGTCACTCGCGAGCGGGCGAAGTTCGCCGATTACGGCGACCTCAAGAAAAAGGCTGCGGCCGCGATGTCCGAGCAGGAACGCGCTGTGGCCGACGCCGAGGCTCGCGGCGCGCAGGCCGCCGCCGGCAAGGCTGGCGCCCGACTGGTCCGCGCCGAGTTCCGCGCGGCCGCCGCCGGCACGGTCGACGCCGAGACGCTCAACGCCTACCTCGAAGACGTCGACCTGTCCCGATTCGTCGGCGACGACGGCGAACCCGACCTCAAGGCGATCGAGGCCCGAATCAAGCGCCTCGGGGGCGGCAAGGCCGCCGATTTCGACGGCGGCGCCCGGACGAAAACGTCCGGGCCTATCGACATGAACGCGCGTATCAGGCAGGCCGCGGGCCTGGCCTGAGAACCTGAGTAGGTTCCCCGATGGGGCCTACCTGAATGGAGAAGGTGAGTCCCATCGCGTACAACAACTTAACGAGTCGCACCGACGCCGCAGCACTGATCCCCGAGGAAGTCTCGAAGGACATGCTCGCCCGCGCTACGAGCGATTCGGCGGTTCTGCAGATGTTCCGCCGGGTGCCCGTTTCCCGGGGGCAGTTGCGATTCCCGGTGCTGTCTGCCCTGCCCGTCGCCTATTTCGTGAATGGCGACACCGGTATCAAGCAGACCACCGAGGTCAACTGGACGAACAAGTACCTGAACGTCGAGGAAATCGCGACGATCATGCCGGTGCCCGACAATGTGGTGGCCGACATGGACGCCAATGTCTGGGACCAGTCGATGCCGTACCTCGTCGAGGCGGTCGCCCGGACCCTGGACGCGGCCGTGTTCTTCGGCGTCAACGCCCCGGCCACCTGGCCGACCAACATCAGCGCGGCCGCTGCGGCCGCGGGCAACTCGGTCACCGGCAACGCTGCGGCCACCGCCGGTGGGGGTCTCGGTGACATCGACGCCGCGTACGCGCTGCTTGACGCCGACGGTTTCGACGCTTCCGGTTTCGCTGCGGCGACCGCCTGGCGGGCCCGCCTGCGGGCGGCTCGGGACTCCCTCGGCCAGAAGATCGACCCGACCCGCATCACGGGTGACCTCAAGACTGTCGACGGTCTGCCCATCACCTACCCGATGCGCGGTCTGTGGCCGTCCGGATCCGGCGGCGTCTATTCGCTGGCGGGCGACTGGTCGCAGTTCGTGATCGGTGTCCGCCAGGACATCACCATGAAGATCCTCGATCAGGCGGTCATCACCGACGCGTCCGGCGCGATCATCTACAACCTCCCGCAGCAGGATATGACGGCCATTCGCCTGACGTTCCGCATCGGGTGGCAGGTGTCGAACATCATCAATTTCGACCAGTCCGTTGAGGCGAACCGGTACCCGGTCGCCCGCATCCTGATCCCCTGATCGGAGAACCTGACATGACCGCTCCTTTCAGCTCAGGCGCCGCCCGGTTCATTCAGCCCGTGGCGACCGCGGGAAGCAGTTCCGTGACGGTTGTCCGGATCGCCCCGTACGACGGCGTCGTATCGTCCGTGACCTTCGTTCCGGTCGCGGCGATCACCGGCGCCAACACGAACACCCGACAGATTCAGTTGATCAACAAGGGGTCTAACGGCGCCGGTACCACGGTCGTCGCGACCCTGCAGTTCAACCTCGCCACCGACGCGGTCGCGCTCGTTTCCAAGGCGGTCACGCTGTCCGGCACCCCGGCCAACCTGGTCGTCGCGGCCGGCGACGTCCTCGTCTGGGCGTCGAATGCCATCGGTACCGGCCAGGCCGACCCCGGCGGTCTCGCGACCGTGTCCATCTCGCCCCGCTACGCGTAGGGAGACCCCGACATGACCAAGGACAAGACACCGGCCGTCGACCCGCAGCAGGTGGTCGACCAGGAGACCGCCCAGGGCTTCCGGGGCGTCGAGGTCGACAGCACGCCGAACCAGGCGTACACGCTGCAGGGCCAGGCCGACGGGGCGCCAACCCCCGAGACCGACCCGGAACAGGCCGAGCACGTCCGCCTGGACGCCAAGGACGCCGAACGTAAGGCCAACGGCGTAGCCGAACGCTGATCGACCCGAACGCAGAAGCCCCGCACGGATTGAACTCCGGCGGGGCTTCTGCGTCTCCCACCCCTGACCACTACGGCCCCTGATCACCGCCCCAGTTTGAGGAGTTCCGCCGTGCCGACTTACCAGTTCGCGGGCAAGTTCGGTCCCGCCGGAATCTCTGGCGCACCGATCGAGGCGCCGTTACGGGTCACCGACTCGTCCGGCAACGACGCGACTCTCTACTCAGATGTGTCCAAGGGCAAGACCGTCGGGCCGGTGGTCTACCTGAACGAAGCCCGGCTGCTGACGTTCTACGCCGACCCGGGCGTCTACACGGTCAAGTGGACCGGCGGGCAGGCCAACGTCACCATCACCGGCGGCTCGGTCAACCAGCCGACCCGGCGAACCGTGTCGGTCGCCTCCTACGGCGCGACCGGCGACGGCGTCACCGACGACACCGCGGCCATCACCGCCGCCGAGAACGCGCTGTTCGACGCGGGCGGCGGCACCCTGTACTTCCCGGCCGGCACCTACATGACCGGCACCCAGACCATTCACGCCGGCGTCGTGTGGCAGGGCGACAGCCCGCAGGTGTCCGTGGTCAAGCTGAAGGCCGGCACGAACAACGACCTGCTCAAGACGTATCAGTTCGACCTGCTGACCGGCACCAACGGCATCGGCAACGGCAACGTCGGCGCCCGCGGCCACGGCCTGCGTCACATCACCCTGGACGCGAACCGGACCCAGCAGACCTCGCAGTCACGGTGCTACGCCTCGTACGGCTGGAACCACACCGTCGACGACGTCTGGTTCATCAACGGTCACACCATCGGCGTCACCTCCGAGTGGGCACCCAACGGCGGCCCTGGTAACGACCACATGGAAGCGCTTTGGCGCAACTTCAAGATCTTCAACTACGGCGGCGTCGCCGGCGGCTCCATCGGCCTCGACTGGAACGGCCCCCACGACAGCATCTTGGCGAACTACGTGGTGGCCACACTCGACTCGACGATCCGGCCGTATCACGCCACGTACGGCGCGACCCCGATCAACGGGTCGACCAACATCACCCCCGGGTCCGGCACGTTCACCTTCGCCACGACCCAGGCGGCCAGTACGTCGCTGTTCCCGGAGTCCGGCGGTTGGTTCATCGTCCCGACCGACGCCAACGGCGCCCCGTTCATCGTCGTCACGTACACCGGCGCCAGCACGGCCGGCGCGGTGACCACGTTCACCGGCTGCACCGCGTCAGGCGGCCGCGCGGTCGGGGTCACGGTCACCAACGTCGGCATCATCAAGCCCTCGCACGGGGTCCTGGTCAACCGGATCCAGAAGGGTGAGTCCGGCCTCGTGCAGAGCCAGGCTCACATCTGGGGCCGCAACCACATCGGCCTGTCCTGCAAGATGCTGGTCACCCCGTTCAACGACGTGCCGATCTTCTCCACCGGTTGCCACTCCGAGGGCGCCTTCCTGGCCAATGTGCTGATGTCCAGCAAGTCGTGCTGGATGGGCGGCTCCATCTACGGCACCCTCGGCCAGGCCGGCAACGAGTACGAAGTCGGCATCCTGATGTCGCTGGTCGAACGCGGCGCGGAAACGCTACGCATGGACAGCCTCATCTACAACGTCGGCTCAGCGACGACTCCGACCACGGCCGGCCCGGTCGTCAACGTCAACTCCGACTCGTGGGACCTGCGGGCCATCGGTACGACCAACACCTCCGCGTTCCTGCGGATGGCGTCGACCTCGTACAACCAGAAGTCGCACGCCCTGGTCATCTGCCAGAACGACGTGACCCGCAGCGTCGAATGGTGGCCGCGTACCGCCTGGGTGCCGCAGTTCCTCGGCGGTCTCAACATCGGCGGATCCGGCACGTCCAAGGGCATCGCGGTCGGCGAGGGCGGCAACGCCAAGCAGGGCGTCGCCACGATGGCCGCCGGCACCGTCACCGTGGCGAACACCTCGGTCACGGCGACCTCACGGATCCAGTTGACGGCGCAGTCGCTCGGCACCGTCACCAGCCCGCAGGCCCTCGCGGTGACCGCCCGCGTCGTCGGGACATCGTTCACCATCACCTCGGCGTCGGCGACCGATACCTCAGTCGTGGCGTACGAGATCTTCGAGGTCGCGCCGTAATGGCCGACCAACTGGCCACCCCAGAGGATCTTGCGTCGCTGCTGCAGCACGACCTTGACCGGGCTACCGCGACTTTGCTCATCGAGGCGTCTACCGCCGCGGTGCAGGCCGCAGCCGGCCAGCGCATCGTGCAGGTCGTCAACGACACGGTGGTCATGGACCTCGACGAACTGGACGGCGGGCAGTACGTGATCCTGCCGCAGTGGCCGGTCACCGCCGTCACGTCGGCCACGATCGGGACCACGCTGCTCAACGCCGGCGTCGACTACGTCGTGCAGTTGTCCCGCGGCCGCCTCTGGCGGGCCTACGGCTGGCGTTCGGTCCTGATCCACTACCCGAGCCAGCCATCGACCGCCACGTTCGTCTACACGCACGGCCTGGCGGCGAATGACCAACGCCTGCAGTTGGCCCGCTCGTGCGTCCTGCAGCTCGCCGCTGCCGGCTACTCCAACCCGGCCTCGGGCGCCGTCCTGCGTGAACGTATCGACGACTACGACGTGCAATATGCGGCCGCCGCGGGCCAGCTTGAGGCGACCGCCGGCATGACCATCGCGTTGCGCCGCCAGTACGGGCGACCGCGCCGTTCCGTGCAACTGACCGCCCGGGGGCACGGATGACCGAACCCGTTCCGGCACCTGAGCCCGAGCTGGTCCCGCCGGCCGAGGGCCTGGCCGGATTCCTGCAGATCACCGCTGAAGCCGAGGTCATCCCCGGCACCCCCGAACCCGATGATGCGGAGTCCCGATGACTGTCGGCCTGTCCACCGCGCACGCCAGCGCGATCCTGAACGTCTTCCGTGGCACCACCTACACCGGCGTGACCCCGTACCTCAAGGTGCACACCGGTGACCCCGGCGCCGCCGGCACGGCCAACGCCTCGGCCGAGACCACCCGTAAGGCCGTCACGTTCGCCGCCCCCTCGGCTGGATCGTCCGTGGCTACCGCGGTCACCTGGACGCCGTGGGTGGCCGGGTCCGAGACGATCTCGCACGTATCCCTCTGGGACGCCGCGACCGCGGGCAACTTCCTCGCCTCGGGCGTCCTGGCCGCGTCCAAGCCGGTGACCAACGGCGACACGTTGAACGTCACCGTGACCGCGACCCAGGGCACTCTCGCCGCCTGATCGCTCTCACAGATTGGGGTGGGCAATGGCCACCGGAACCATCATCCTCACCCCCGGATCGGTCGTCATCCCAGACGACACCACGTTCAACAAAGTGCCCGCCCTGCAGCGGGTCAAGAGCGCCGGCTCGGGCAACTTCGTCGACTACTTCCTGCAGCTCGCGTTCGACGCCGCTCAGGAAGAGATCGTCACCTGGCAGTTCCGGATGCCTGACGATTACGCCTCGGCGCCCGTCGTCAAAATTCAATACAAGATGTTGGCGGCCACGACCGGCGCGGTCGTTTGGGTCGGCCGGATTTCCGCCACCACCCCCGGCGACGCCAAAGACGTCGACACCGCCGTATTCGACTCGGCCAACTCGGCGACCAGCACCGTTCCGGCGACTCCCGGGTATATGGCCGAGGCCACCGTCACATTGACCAGTGTGGACTCTTTGGCCGCCGGGGACTTCGTCGTGTTCCGGCTCAGCCGTGACGGCGCAAGCGGGTCGGACACGGCCGCCGGCGACGCCGAGTTTCTCGTCGCGGCATTCACCTACACGACCACCTAGCCGAGACGGGGGCGGCCCGTCGTGGCGAGAACTTTCTCGGGCTCCGACAGCATCTCGTTTGCAGTCGGCGCCGTACCAACTACCGACACATTCACGTGGGTAGTGGTGTGTCGCTTTTCTAACGTCACTACAGCTTGTGACCTTTTCTCTATTACCAGCGCGGCCGGACAATCGGGGATCACCAGCCTCGGAACGTCGTCGGGAGTGCTGTGCAGCATCGAAGGCAACGGGTATTTCCCGGCGACCCCGTTCATCATGAACTCGTCGGACGGGTGGATTCTCCTCGCGGTTACCAAAGTGTCCGGGATAGTGGTTCCCCGGATTCATCAGTACACCTACGGCACCGGGGTCTGGAAACACACCAGCGCATCGACCACTACGGCCGGTTCGACGTCCGTCTTGACCGGTGTCCGGCTCGGCGACCGGGTCACGGGATCGTGGCCGTTCCTGGGCGACATCGCCGCTGCGGCCACATACAACGCCGGGCTCGGTGACACCAAACTAGAGCAAATGCCCTACGACCTGAGCGCCTGGACATCGTTGGCTCAGCCCCGGTCGCTCTGGGTCCTCGATCAGTCGGACATCTCGCAAGCTGTACCCGACGTGACCGGCTTCAAAGCCAACCAGAACGCGATCGCCGCTACCTCGGTGGCGACCGCGAGCGTCCCGAACCTGGGTTACGGCTACCCGGTCATCTCGGTCACCAGGTCGGCTCCGGCCGCGCCCCCGGCGGCCACGCTGGCTGGCACTGGCGCCCTCACGGCCACGGCCGCCGTCACCCGCGATGCCACTGCCGCACTCACGGGCACTGGCGCGCTCACGGCCACGGCGACCGTCACCCGTGACGCCACCACCTCCCTCGCGGGCTCTGGCGCTCTGGCGGGTACTGACGCCGCCACTCGCGACGCTGCGGCCACGCTCACCGGTTCCGGCGCCCTCACGGCTACGGCCGACGCCACCCGCGACGCCACCGCCCCACTCGTGGGCGCCGGCGCGATCATCGGCACGGGCTCCTTCACGCAGTCCGCCACCACCTCGCTCGTGGGCACCGGCGCGCTGACCGCTGCGGCACTGGCGTCCACCTCTTCGGCGGCCACGCTCACCGGTTCCGGCGCGCTCACGGCCACGGCCGCCGTCACCCGCGACACCACCACCTCGCTCGCGGGCACGGGCGCGCTGACCGCGGCCGGGAACAACACGGCCACCACGACGGCCACGGTCAACGGCGCCGGCGCGCTCACGGCCACGGCGACCGTCACCCGCGATGCCACCACCTCTCTCGCGGGAACGGGTCAGCTCACCACGACCGGCGCGGCCACCCACCCGGCAACCGCCACCCTGGCCGGCACCGGCGCCCTGACCGTGGTGGCCACGGTCACCGGAACCGTGGCCACCGGCGACCTCGTCGGCACCGGCGCTCTCGCCGCGACGGCTGCGGCGACCCGGTCGGCGCCCGCCACCCTGGCCGGCATCGGCGCTCTCACGGCGACGGCCGCCATCGTCAGCCCCCCGGGCACCGCTGTCTTGCCCGGCACTGGCGCGCTGATCGCGACCGCCGTAGTGACCCGGGCGGCCGTGGCCACCCTGGCCGGCACCGGCGCGCTGACCGCGGTTGGCGCTGTCAGCGTCGCGGACCCCACCGTGCACCGGCCCTCCACCGGGGTCGCCTCCCGGCCCTCCACCGGGGTCGCCTCCCGGCCCTCCACCGGGATCGTCTACCGCCCGTGAGGAGCCACCGTGTCCAGAGACTCAGTGCTCGCCCGCGGCCGGACCGCCGCCGAGGCGGGCATGGTCGACACCTGCACCATCACCCGCGTCACGGGCTCGACCACCGACCAGGACACCGGCGATCGGGTGGAGACCCGGGCCACCCCGTACACCGGCAAGTGCCGCCTGCAGCAGAACATCGCCCAGGCCGATCAGCGCAACGTCGGACAAGACCTGGTCCTGCTCGTGCGCTCGATCCTGCAGTTGCCCATGAGCGTCACCGATCTGCGGGTCGATGACGAGGTCACCTTCACCGCCTCGGCATCCGACCCCGACCTACCCGGCCGGGTCTTCCTGATCCGCGACCTGTTCCACAAGACCGACGCCACCGCGCGCCGGGTCGGCGTGATCGAGAGGACCTCGGTATGAGCGATCGCCTGCGATTCGATACGTCCGAGGTCAACGACCTGATCGTCACCCTGAACAGTGCCGGCCCGATCGCGCGTGACGAGGCCCGCAAGGTCGTCGCCAAAGGCGCACTGAACATCAAGACCGGCGCGCAGCGCCGGGTCACGGGCCTCGCCCACGCGCCGAACTACCCACGATCGATCACCTACGACACGCAGGATCGGCCGTCAGGCCCGTCGGCCGACATCGGCCCGGACAAGCAGAAGACCGTCGGGGGTGGGCCTTACCGCACCCCCGGCAACCTAGGCGCGATCCTGGAATTCGGTACGAGCAAGAACTCGCCGCACCCGCACATGCTGCCCGCTGCCGAGGAGGAACTGCCTCGGTTCGTCACGGCCATGGAAGCACTCGCCGTTAAGGCGATCGAGCGGTGAGCACCGTTCAGGCGCACGCCAACGCGGTGCTCGCGCTGTTACGCGCCGACGCCGTGCTGACCGTTTACGACGGCGCGGTGCCGACCGGCGCCCCCGATCACTACGTCGTGGTTGACATGTACCGGGTGACCCAGGACGGCGTGGCCGCCCCGGATAAGACCGACCTTACGTTCACCGCGACGGCCGTCGACTTCTGGGTCTATGCGCACTGCGTCGGCGGCGACGCGGCCGCCGTGCGAGCGGTCGCGGGCCGCGTCGAGGACCGGCTGTTGAACGTGACCCCCACGGTGGCCGGCCGCTCGTGCTTCCCGATCCGGCATCGCGACAGTTCGCCACCGACGCGTGACGAGCTGAGCGGCCCGCTCGTGCAGGAACTCACCGACGTGTACGGGTTCCTGTCCATCCCCGGCTGATCATCTCCGAGTAGAGAGGGGGGTGCGCCGTGGGCGTGCTCGCCGCAACATCCGTGCCCAACAACGGCAAGGTCGTCGTCACGGCCGCATCCGTTGGCAGCGCCCCGATCACCATCGCATCCGGTGACATCGGTCCGTACGGCGTCCTCGTGAACATCATCAACGGCAGCGGCGGGTCGATGACCGTGACCGTCGAGGACCCCAGCTTCACCGGCCTGGGCAACCCGCCAAACGAACCGGCTCAGACGATCGCCAACGCGACGGACGCGTGGTTCCGGGTGATGCCGTCCAACGTGGACTCTACGGGCGTCGCCACGTTGACGCTCAGCACCACGACCTCCGTCACTTACAAGCTGATCCGCTAGGAGCGATTCCGCATGGCAAAGCAAACGTACTGGATCGCCGACGTGAACGGCGTCAAGGCCAAGGTCGTCGGTGCCGACGCGCGTGACGAGTGGGTCAAGGTGCACGGCTGGTCCGAGACGACCGAGCCCGAGGCTCTCGAATTCCAGTGGGTCATGAACCTCGCCCACGGCGGTAAGGGCGTCATGAACCACACGGCCGCCGAGCTGCACCGCGGTCTCGGCTGGGTGCCGTCCGGCCCCGAGAGCTACGTCGAGCCGGGCGAGGACGCCCCGGCCGAACCCACCCCCCGGAAGTCCGCGGCACCGATCGCCAGCGGCGACACAAAGGAGTAACGCATGGGTGCCAACGACATCACCAGCGATGGCCGGACCCGGGTCTACTGGGTCACGACCATCGCCAACATCCAGGCCCCGACGACCACGGAACTCAACGCCGGTCTGAGCCTGCACTCGACGCTGACCGCCGACGGCCTGAACGGGTTCCAGCCGGCCACCGCCGACGTCGACACGTCCTCGCTCGACTCGACGTTCAACACGATGGTCAACGGCCGCACGTCGTTCTCCAACACGGCGTTGCGGGTCAAGCGGCAGTCCGGCACTGACACGATCTTCACGACCTTGGTCCGCGATGCGGCCGGGTTCGTCGTGATCCGTCGGTCGGTGGCGGCCGCCACCGCGTACGCGACCGGGCAGTCCGTCGAGGTGTACCCGGCACTGTGCGGCGAGGTCGCTCGGATGGACCCGGCGCCCAACACCGTCGAGCGCTACGAGATCCCGATCAAGATCACCAGCGCGCCGGCGCTGCGTTCCACCATCGCGTAACCACCCCCACCCCACCGCCTCGGACCGCCAGGGTCGCGAGGCTTTTTCGTGTCCGGGTCTCGGATTCCTGGCGGTTCCGAGACCCGGGCGCCCCCAACCGCCAGGAGAACCACGATGGCAGAACCCAAGGATTTCCTCACCATGATGGCCGACGCACGCCTGCCTGAGCGCACCGTGCCGATCTGCCTACGAGGCGATCTCACCGCGGCGCATGAGGAACTAGAGCGCAAGCTCGAAGACGCCCAGCGCCGCCCGGTCGACTCCCTGGAAGGCAACGGCACCGGCGAACTCGCCGAGCAGATCCTCGCGCTTGAGGCCGCCATGCGCGACCACTCGTACACGTTCGTCGTGCGGGCCCTGCCCAAACCGGCGTGGCGCAAGTTCGTCGCCGAGCACGGACCCCGCGTCGACCCGGTCACCGGAGACCCTGACGCCGGAGACGTGCGCGTCGGGTTCAACCAGGAGACGTTCTACGACGACGTCGTGCGCGCCTGCGTCATCGACCCGGTTCTTGACTCGGCCGGCTGGACCGAGCTACTCGACACCAAACTCACCGACCGACAGATCGGCGACCTCGCGGACGCCGCGTGGGCCGTGAACCGGGGGACTGTCGACGTCCCTTTCTCGCACGCCGCCTCTCGGTCGAGGAGAGCTACCGACGGCGAGTAGAGGTCGCGGAACGCCTCGGCGTCGCGCCGTCGCGCCTCGACGGCCGTGAGGTCACCTCGGTCACTGAGTACGAGTACGACGACGCCGGCCGCCTCACTCGCGCGGTCACCACCCACGAGCGCGAGTGGACCGAGCAGGACCGCGGCGAGCTGCTCGCCCTGGCGCTCTACCGGTCCTGGCTGTGCCCGGACGGGTGCGGGTTCCTCGCCGAACACACCCTCTCGCACGAGGAGAGCGGCCCGGCTTTCGCCGTCTCGCACACGGCGTGCCGAGCGACCTTGGCCCTGATCGAGGCGCAGCGCGCCGCCGATCCGGACGACCGCCCCAACCCGAACGCCCGAGCCCGGCTATGGACTATCCAGAAACGGCGGTGATCAGGCCATGGCGCTACGTACCGTCGGCGTCCGGCTTGAGGCCAACGTGTCGGGGTTCATGGCCGGCATGAAGAAGGCTGGCGAGGGCACCAAGGAACTCACCAGCAACCTGGGTAAGGCCGCCGACGCCGGCAAGCTGGACAAGGTCTCGCACGTCATGACCGGCATGGGCATCGGTCTGCTCGGCGTGGCCGCCGGGTCTGTCAAGATGGCGATGGATTTCGAGAAAGCCATGTCGCAGGTGTCGGCGGCGACCCACGCCCCGGCCGGCGAGCTGGAACAGTTGCGTCGGTCCGCGATCAAGGCTGGGCAGGATACCCAGTTCTCCGCCACCGAGGCGGCGAAGGGTGTCACCGAACTGGCCAAGGCCGGCGTGTCGACCGCCGACATTTTGCACGGCGGACTCCGGGGTGCCCTCGATCTGGCCGCCGCCGGTGAACTGTCGGTCGGCGAGGCCGCCGAGACCGCCGCGTCCGCGTTGACCCAATTCAAGCTCAAGGGTGCCCAGGTCCCGCACGTGGCCGACCTGCTCGCCGCCGGTGCGGGCAAGGCCCAGGGTTCCGTGCACGACATGGGTATGGCGTTGAATCAGTCGGGTCTCGTGGCGTCTCAGTTCGGTCTGTCCATTGAGGACACCGTAGGGACGCTGGCCGAGTTCGCGCACGCCGGGCTCACCGGGTCGGACGCGGGTACCTCATTCAAGACGATGTTGCTCTCGATCGCGAACCCCAGCAAGGTCACGGCTGGGCTCATGGCCAGCCTCGGTATCAGTTTCTACGACGCCCAGGGCAAGTTCATCGGCGTCTCGGGCGCGGCTCAGATGTTGCAGACCCGGCTGAAGGACCTCACCGAGGAGCAGCGCAACCAGGCATTCGGGCAGATCTTCGGCAACGACGCGATCCGCGCGGCGAGCATCCTCTACAAGGACGGCGCCGAGGGGGTTAAGGACTGGCGCGGCAAGGTCGATGAGGCGGGCTACGCCGCCGACACCGCGGCCCGGCTCACCAACAACCTCGCCGGCGACCTTGAGCGGCTCAAGGGCTCCCTCGAAACCGTCGCGATCCAGTCCGGCGGGGGCGCGACCGGCGGCCTGCGCAAGCTGGCGCAGGCCGCTAACGACGCGGTCAACTCATTCAGCGCGTTGCCCGGGGCAGCGCAGCAGGGACTCACGCTGATATCCGCCGCCGGCGGGGTCATCCTGCTCGGCGCAGTGGCGTGGGTCAAGTACCGCAAGGCCGTCGCCGACGTCAAGACCGAACTCTCCTCGATCGGCCCGTTCGGCGAGCGCGCCGCCGGCGCCGTGGGCAAACTGTCGACGGCGCTGGGCGTGGCCACCGGCGTGTTCGTGATCTGGCAGACCGCCATGATCACCGCCGATGCGCTGATGAATAAGATCCCGGCGAACACCGAGGCGATGGCGCTCGGCCTACAGAAATTCGGGGCGGGCGCTGACCTCTCGGGCAACGCCGCCGCCGTGCTCGGCAAGAACCTGGAGTACCTGTCCAACGGGTTCCAGTTCCTCGCCGACAAGGACGACGGGCGCCGGCAGGCGGTCAAGAACTTCCAGACCGCTCTAGAGGCGGTCACCCCGGCGCTGCGGGATACGTCGTCGTCGTTGACCAACACCAAGACTCAGATCGGCGCGGTCGACGCGGCACTGACGTCGATGGTGCAGAGCGGGAACACCCAGGGCGCGGCGGACGCGTTCACCCGCCTGGCTAAGGTGCTCGCGGTCAACGGCGTCAGCATGGACGAATTCAAGGCGATGTTCCCGCAGTACGGGGCCGCAGTGGAGGTTGCCCGATCCCAGACAGTCAAGCTGTCCGACGGCCTGCAGTGGGTGGGCCCGAACGCCGATAAGGCCCGCGCCAAGATCGATGCGCTGGGTGGTGCGGCGGGCAGTGCGGCCGGCGGTACCGGCGATCTCACCAGTGCGCTGGCACGTGGCGCTGCGGGCCAGGCGAAGTATGCGACCGATGCGGACCGCGCGGCTGCCGCCGCCCGGGGCGAGGCCGACGCGATCAGCGAATTGGCTGCCGAACTCAAGGGGCAGACCGACCCCGCGTACAAACTGATCTCGGCGCAGGCCGCGATGCGTAAGGCGCAGTCGGACTACAACGACGCGTTGAAACATAACAAGCCCAACAGTGACGCCGTGAAAGAAGCCACGGGGAAACTGGCCGAGGCGTCCATCGCGTTGCAGGGTGCGGCGTCCGGTGCGGCGATCAGTCTCGACGGCAAGATGAGCCCCGCTCTGGTCACGGCCATGAAAGCGGCGGGTGCGAGCAAGGGACAGATCGAGGCCGTCTCCCAGCAACTGCGTCAGGCCAAAGTGGACGCTGACAAGTATGACGGCGCCTACGCCCTGGACGTCTCGGCGCCGGGTGCTAAGGCTGCTGCGAAGGATCTTCACGACGTGGGCCGGGCGGCGGGCGACGTTAGCGAAGAATTCGACGGCAAGATGAGCCCGGCTATCGGGGCTGCCATGCGGGCGGCGCGCGAGGGCACCGGGGCTTTCCTCGGCCTGTCCGAGGCGGTTGCCGTGGTAAAGACGAGTTTCGCCGAGAACGGCCGGGCGATCGAGGGTAACTCGGCAGCGGCGCGCAAGAACCGGGCGGCCGTGAATGAGGCGGCCGAGGCGGCCGCCCACGCGGCGACCGTCAAGTACCGGGAGACCGGTTCGGTCAGTAAGGCCAACGCGGTCTACGACGATTACCTCGGACAGTTGCGCAAGACACTGATCGCGGCAGGCGTGAACAAGGCAGGGGTCGACAAGCTGCTCGGCTCCTACGCCAAGATGCCCAAGGACGTCACCACCCGGATCACCGCTCCGACCCTTAAGGACGTCACGGAGAAGGTGCAAACCCTCTGGGACAAGCTCAAGGGTGTCGACGGCAACTGGGTCGCGCACCTCTCGGCCAAGGGTTACGGCGACGTCAAGGCGCAGCTACTCGATCTGATGACGGCGCAGTACAAGCTGTCACACCCAAGCGCCAGCTCTAGCGAAGTCAGCGACGACCGCCGGGAGAAGGCGCGCATGTTCGCGACCGGCGGCCACGTTCGGGGCCCGGGTACGGGCACGTCCGATTCGATCCCGGCGATGCTGTCGCACGGTGAGTTCGTGGTCAAGGCCGCCTCGGCGAGCAAGCTCGGCCCGACTGTCCTGAACTACATCAACACCGCGGGCCAGCTTCCCAAATACGCTGGCGGCGGGTTCGTCTACCCGGTGGACACCAGCACCCGCAACACGTCGATCATGTCGAAGGCTGACGCCCTCGCCCTGGTCGATCCCTTCGCGGGCATGGGCGGAAGCTACGCCGGTGGCGGCGCGCTGGCGGGCTGGATCACCCGAGGGATGCAACTCGCGGGGGCGCCCTCCAACTGGGCCACCCCGCTACGGGTCCTGATCATGCGCGAGTCCGGCGGCAACCCCAACGCCATCAACCTCTGGGACTCCAACGCCCAGGCGGGCCACCCCTCGCAGGGTCTGATGCAGACGATCCCCAGCACGTTCAACGCCTACGCCCTGCCCGGGCTGGGCGGGATCACCAACCCGATCGCGAACATCGTCGCCGGTATCCGCTACATCCAGTCGCGGTACGGCTCGATCTTCAACGTCCAGCAGGCCAACGCCGGGCTCGCGCCCCGCGGGTACGCCACGGGCGGGGTCATCGACGAGCCCGTCGTCGGGGTCGGGGCGTCCGGCCGGCAGTACACATTCGCCGAGAACGGCCCCGAGACCGTAGTCCCGGGCGTCGTGCAGCGCGGGGGCAGCGGCGGAGGCGGGTCGACCACGATCGTGAATCACTACACGATCGCCGTACCGGCCACCGCTAACCCGGCGGAGGTCGGCCGCCAGGTCGTCGCCGTGGTGCAGGCGTACGAGCGCGGTAGCGGCAAGTCCTGGCGGTCCTGATGTCGCTGACCGCACTGCCGCAGATGCGCATCGAGATCGGCCTCACCGGGCCGTCGGTGGAGCCGCCGTACTGGGTGATCGGCGACCCGGACCGGGGGATGCTCGGCACCGCGGCGATCGGCTCGGATGACATCTGGGACGACATCACCCAGTGGGTCCGGTCCTGGTCGCTGCGCCGCGGGGTGTCCCGGGCGGGCCTCGGCCTGCGCTACGAGGCCGGCACCATGTCGATCGAGCTCAACAACAGCGACCGGCGGTTCGACCCGACCAACCTGGTCGGTCCGTACACGGCGGGCGGCGTGACCCAGTTGACCCCGATGGTCCGGGTACGAATCACGGGAATCTGGAACGACGCTCACCACCTGATCACCGGGTTCGCCGACCGGTGGGTGCCGGACAACAACAGCCCCACGTGGTCGACCGTGACGCTCACCGCGACCGACGCATTCAAGGTGTTCGCCTCGATCGACCGGGTCGCCTCGGTGTCGCAGGGGCTCAACGAACTGTCGTCGGCGCGGTTCCTGCGGGTGCTCGACTCGGCCGGCTGGCCCAACGGCGACCGCACGTTCAACACCGGCGACTCCCGGCTGCAGGCCACCACCCTCGAAGGCAACGTGCTGTCCGAGCTGCAGCTTGTGCAGGACTCCGAGATGGGTGAGCTGTACGTCGACGTGCACGGTGACGTCGTGTTCCGCAACCGGCACGCGGTGCTGGAGCGGACCCGCTCGACGACATCGCAGGCCACGTTCGGCGACGCCGGTATCGCCAACGGGGAGACACCGTACGCGGCCGCCCCGGTCGACATGGATGACACCGCGCAGGCCAACACGGTGACCATCGGCAACGTCGGCGGCATCCCGCAGACCGCGGTCGATGCGACCTCGGTATCGCGGTACCTGACCAAGACGTACAACCGGACCGACCTGTTGCTGCGTACCGACGCCGAGGCCCTCGACTACGCCAAGGCGATTCTCTACCAGAACAAAGACCCGGAGCTGCGGTTCCAATCGGTGTCGTTCGTGGTGCCCCGACCGGACGCCGCCGACATCGCGTGGCCGCAACTGCTCGATCGCGAACTCGGCGACCGCGTCACGGTGATCCGGCGTCCGGTCGGCGGGGGCGACCCCATCGAGCAGGACTGTTTCGTGCGCGGCATCGAGTACGCCAGCGACGGCGAGAGATTCACCACCACGTTCCAGTTGCAGGCCGCCGAAAAGTACGCGTTCTTCACGATCGGCGATCCGGTCCTCGGCCGTGTCGGTCTCAACGCGCTGTCCTTCTGAGAGGAGACCCCCGTGGCCATCCCGGTCTATTCCACCGGCGACGTCCCGACCGCGGACGAGGTCAACACCTGGTTCGTCAATACCATGTTCGCCCGCAAGGCGATCACCGAGAACATCTCGTCCTCGACGTCGTTGCATGATGACGCCGACCTCAAGCTGACCCTGCCGGCCAACGCCACCTACCACGCGACGATCCTGCTGCGGATGGCCAGTCAGACCACCGTCGACGTCGCCACGTCGTTCGTCGGCCCGGCCGGCTGTTCGTTCAACTACGTCACCAACGGCATCGTCACCGCGGGCGCCTCGTTCTCCGACGACCTGGTAGGCACGTTCGGCATCGGCTCCACCGTGACGTACGGCGGCCTCGGCGGCACCACCTCCCCGGCCATCATCGAAGGTCTCGTCACCATGGCCGCCACCGCGGGCGTGTTCAAACTGCAGTGGGCCCAGGGGGTCTCCAACGCCTCCGGTACGTCGATGCTGTTCGATTCGTTCATGTCGCTGCGCCGGGTGGCGTGATGGCCGCCTGGATCCTCACCGCGGGGCTCGCCAACCTGCGTACCCAGGTGGACGCCCGCTTCCCGAACCGGGATCGCACCAGCGACGGCACCATCGGCGACGTCGCGCATCAGGCCCGGGTGTCCGGCCACAACCCGGATGACACCCCCGGGTCCAAGGCCACCTGGAACGGTGACCCCGACGCGCAGCCCGAGGTTCGGGCGTGGGACATGGATTCCGACCTGGGTGAGGCCGGCGCCACCGCGCAGCAGGTGGTCGACCACGTCCGCGCGCTGCCCGGCTTGTCCGGGGTGCTGCGTTTCATGATCTACAACCACCTGATCTACCACATGCGCAACGGGTTCGCCCCGGTCACCTACACCGGGTCGAGTCCGCACACCGAGCACATCCATTTCGAGGGCGCGTGGTCACAGGCCGCCGACAGCAACACGACTTTCGATTACCGATTGGACGAAGTCAACATGCCGACCGTCGATGAGATCGCCCAGGGCGTCGCGAACAAGCTGTACGCCGACCTGTCCAACCCCAAGAGCGGTCTCGCCAAGGTGATCGCCGCCGCGCGCGCCGCGCTGATCGGCGCCGTCGGTACGGCCGCCGCGGTCCGTGAGGCGGCGTTGGTCGCCACGCTCAAGTCAGGGCCACCACTGACCGCCGCGGAGATTCAGGCGGCCGTCGCCGCCGGCGTGCGTGACGGCCTCGCCGGCCGTACCCCGTAAGCCCGGTGCCGCCGCTCTGCCCTCCGGATCATCGACCCTTGCACGCAGAAAACCGGGGGCTCTCGATGCCGCAGTGGCTCAAGAACTTGGTCATGATCGTCGGTCTCGGCGGGTGGCTCGCCGTTGTGGTCGTCCGCCTCGCCAGTCATGAACTGCCCGACGCGATCATGCTCGGCATCCCGGCCGGGCTGGTCCTGGCGCTGTCCCCACCGGGGACCGGGCGCCGGGAGCGCCAACGTCGAGAGGATGAAATTGACCGGCAGTGATCTCTACTTCGTCACGGCCGCCGCGTCGCTCGTGGTCTGGAGTGGCATTGGTGCCGCTGTCAACTACCTGTTCCGTCACCGAGAGGACAACCGGCGATGACCATCTACGCCCGCGCCGTCGCATGGCTGGACAGTCGCGCCGCGGATGTGATCTGGAAGACGATGGCGTTTCTCGCCCTGGTCGCCTCGGTCCTGATCGGTGCCCGCCAGTACGAGATGACCACCTGTCAGGCGCACTACAACGAGGCGTCCAACATCAGCCAGCGCGCTCGGGCCGAAGCCGCCGCCGTCGACCGGCTTGCGCTCGATCGGCTGCTCGGCGCGATCGCCGACCGCCCGCAGGATGCCATCCCGGCGATCCGTGCGTACAACGTGAGCCGGGGCGAGGCCGACGCGCAACGCGCCCGCAATCCGGTCCCGGCGCCGCCGTCGGAGACCTGCGGATGAGACCCTGAGGTAAGGGGTCAAGATGATCTTGACCCCTGCTCGCACGGGAAGGTGTCGCCCATGTACCTGGACCCTCGCATCCGCATCGAGCCCTCGCCGGGCTCACCGGTCTGGAAGCGCTCGACGTTCTGTTCCGGCGGCGCCTGCGTCGAGGTCGCCCGGATGGGCTACGGCCTGTTCGCGATCCGCCGCGCCGGCGACACCGACCGCACCGGCTGGTTGATCTTCACCGGCGATGAGTGGGCGGCGTTCCTGAACGGCGCCCGCGCCGGCGAGTTCGACCCCGAAGCGCTGACCGTCATCGAGTAGGCTGCGCGTACACACGGCCCCGCCTTATCGTCCATCCAGGCGGGGCCGTGTCATGTCCTACTCCCCGTGCGCTGCGCGGTACGCCTCGACGACCTCGGCAGGGATCTTGCCCCGGGCCGTCAAGGTCGGGAACCGTTTCGACTTACGCGCCCAGCCGCGGATCGCCGCGCGCTCGGCCGCCCCGTCGGCGGACATCGGCACCTGCGTGACCTTGCGAGTGGCCCGCCCGCCGGCATTGGTGCGCATCGCCGCGGTGATGAACGGGTCGAGTGCCTTGCGCATCTTGGTCGTGTTCCTCTCCGACAGGTCGATCGTGTAGTCAACGCCGTCGAAAGCGAACCGCACGATCTCCGCCGCCTCCGAACCGTCGAGATCGTCGATCACCGTCGTGGTCACCTGTGTTGCCACCGTGGATTTCCTCTCGTGAACAAATCATCTGTCAACTGAACGGGGTGAGTCATGTACGGAAAGGCTATCGTCGCCGTCGTCTACGCGGCGGTCATTGCACTACGCGCGGCGCTGGGTGGCGACAACCACGTCAGCGATTCCGAGTGGGTGCAGATCGGCATTGCCGTAGCCACCGCTGTCGGTGTCTGGCTGGTCCCGATCACGGCCCAGTACAAGTGGGTAAAGACCGCGGTCGCCGTTCTGCTCGCCGTGCTGCAGGCGCTGGCCACCATCGCACTGGGCGACTTCACCCAGACCGACGTGACCACGCTCGTGATCGTGGCCATCGGCGCACTCGGCGTGTTCATCGCGCCGGCCACCTCGGTCGACCCGTCCGGTACCGGTGACGTGTCCGTTGGCGTCGGCGCCGACGACTGACCACCGTGCACGCAAACGCCCCCGCGCCCTCTTCCCTGGGACGCGGGGGCGTTCTTTCGCGTTAGGACAGGCTTACCGAACCTCGGGGTCCGGGATGATCGTCGACGGTTTGAACACCACCTTGTAGTGGTTGGCGCTCACGTTCGCCCCGTCGATCTGCTCGGCGAACCACGTCACGTTGTCCGACAGCCCGAGGAAATGCTTCTTGTAGGCGTCGTCGCCCGTCTTGCAGGTGACCGCCAGCTTGTTCGTGTCCGTCGTGTCGACCGAGCACCGGCCCTCGATGGTCAGGATGTAGTCGCCGGTGACCCCGTTGTAGAAGATCACCCGGCGCACGATCTTGAAGTTGTCGGCATCCTTGGACAGGTTCGACGACACGACGTCGGCGTCACTCGTGCACGCGGTCAGCGCCAACAGCGCACCGACGGCGAGCGCGACGATCTTGGTGGTGCGGGTCATGTCGGCTCCGGATGGTGTCGTGAGTAGTGGGCGGTCATCGTGTCGACGATGTATTGCAGGCCGGCCCCGGACCCCACGACGATCTTGGTCACGCACCCCGGGGCGCCACACATCACGACCACGTGCGATCCCGGGGCGACCACCGCGGCCGCCGGTACCGTCACCGGGTACGGGCGGGCCGCGGTCATGACAACTCCCGTCGTCGGATGGGCAGAGGGTTGCGGTCGAGGAACCGACGCGCGGCTTCCAAGCGGACCGCGTTGTTCGGGATCCGCCCGGTGCCCGGCATCGGGTTGAGGTAGCCGGTCACGTACTCATAGGTGGTCGGCTTGTAGAGACTGCCCGCTTCGAACTGGCGCGAGGACTCCACTACCTGACGGATCTGCACCGACCCGCAGCGGGCGCACGCGACGCGACGCTCGATGACGTCGGCGTCGCGGTAGCGCCACCGCTGCACATCACTCTGCCCGAGCAGAGCATGACGATCCTGACGGCAGTCGAGGAAGTTGTCGGGCATCGCGATCAGTCGCGCGTCGCGCTCTCGGTGAGGGGCCGAGAGCGTCACGCCGACTTCCGGGCGCGCCATGCCGCCAGGTCGTCAGTAGCCTGGGCGGTTGCGGCCTCCCGGGCATCGCGCTCGCGGCGGGCCTCGGAGGAGTAGATCGGGCCGGTGCCCTTGCGGTTGAGCGGCACCGCGCCGGCTGCCTTGAGCCGTTCGGCGATGACGGCGACGCCCTTAGCCCGGTGATAGCTGGCAACCTGCTTCGACTTCCAGCCGAGGATCCGGCCGCACTCGGCCATCGAGATCCCCATCATGGGGTTCATCGCGTGGCGCTCGGCGTTGACCGCGATCACCACGTCGGTCACCTCGGCGAGGCGGTCCTGCAACACCTTGACGTGCACGAGGGTCTCCGGGTTGTCGATGGCGCGGGCCTCAAGCGCGCGGATCCACCGCTGCAGGCCGGCGACGAACTCATCGTCCTCGGTGACGTGCTTGGCCACCTTGCGGGGGAACGTCGAGACGAACCGTTCACCGATCCCCTCGGGCTCGGCCGCGTGTCTGGGCTGAGTCATGCTGCCACTTCCTCTCGCTGGCGCGGTAGGGGTCAAGTTGATCTTGACCCCACGTTTTCGCAGGTCAGGCGGGGTCAAAACGATTTTGACCCCGGAACGCGTTAACCGGGTGGGGGTAGGTGCAGGGTCGAACCGGACTCGGTGAGCGGTGCGGCGTCCGTGGGGACGACCACGATCCGGTCGGCGCCGAACCCCACCGTG